ACTGGTTCAGTTGTCGATGTGTCTGATGGCACTGCGGTAGCTGAGACAGATGGCGACTAAAAAGGAGAGGGGGGTGAAAGCCCCCCTCACTACTCATGGCAGTTAGCAGCACCGCAGCAAACTCAGCAGTTGATATCTGTGCAAGGGCATTGATCCTTATTGGCGCAGAACCAATTACGTCATTTGACGACGGCACCACAGAGGCTCTTGTCTCTGTAAACATGTATGAGGATGTGGCTAGAGCATCTCTAGTAAACGCACGTTGGCGGTTTTCTACTAATCAGGATGTGCTAAACAGACTGACTGATGCTCCAACTGGTAGATATGATAATGCTTATCAGCAGCCAGATGGCACGTTAATGATTCATGCTATTACTGTAAATGATAACCCGATTGAGTATCAGATTTACGGTGATAAGATTTATGGCAACACATCAACAAATGATGTTTTGATTGCAGATTACACATACAGGGCAAACGAACAAGATTGGCCCTCGTACTTTACGATTGCTGTTGAGTATGGGCTGGCAACATTGTTCGCCACATCTATTGCAAGAGATCCAAGTCTTGCGGCTTTAATGCAAGACGCTTCAACAAAAGCGATGGCAAAGGCTCGTAGTTTGGATGCACAGCAGCAGACCACGCGCAAGCTGGTAACGTCGAGGTTTATTACTGACAGGCGAAGTTAATGCAAAGAGTCCGCGTACCGATAAGTAACTTTCAGTATGGTGAGATCAGCCCTTCTCTTGTTTCCAGAACTGACACTCCGCTTTACAACAACTCAGCAAAGAAGATTGAAAACTTCTTTCTGCGTAACGAAGGTGGTTTGCTCAAACGGTTTGGCACCAAGCGCTTATATGAGTTTGACACTACGGTAGACTCCTCCGCTACCCAGCAACTCAGGCTGGTGCCATTCATATTTTCTGATGATGAGCGTTACATCATTAGTCTTGAAAGCGCAAAGATCCGCATATTCCAGATCAATCCTACGACTGGCGCTGTTTCTTTGATTCAAACGCTTACTCAAGATGTTGATAGTAATGCTATTCCTTTTACTAATGCCAAGCTGCCAGAACTAACATACGCACAAGCTGGCGATGTTATGTTTATTGCGCATCAAACATTTATGGTGCGCAAGTTAGTGCGCACTAGCCTTACAACATTCCAGCTTGAGTTGATGACATTCAATCAAAGTGCAGATGGTTTTAGAATAAATCAGCCATACTATTCTTTTCAGCCAATAGGCATGACTCTTGATCCCTCTGCTTCTAGTGGGAATAGCATTACAGTCACAACAAGTGCTAACTACTTTGACATAACCGGCAGTCAATCAGGTGGTAACTATCCTAACTCAAAGCATGTCGGGTCAGTCTTGCGCTACCACAACAACGAGATAACAATCACATCTGTTCAATCTGCAACACAGGCAACAGGCAATGTGCAGGACGAGTTGCTTGTGCATCTTGATAGAGACGCCATTGAAACAACAGATGGCAGCACAAGCATACACATAACTTTTGTTAATCATGGCTTGGCTGTAAATGATTCAATAACAATATCTGCTGCTGGTGCAGTTGGCGGCATATCAGCAAACAACATAAATGGCACTCGTACAGTAACTGAGGTTATTAACGAGAATGAGTTTGTTGTTGTTGCTGGCGCTTCTTCTAATGATTCTACAATAGGTGGTGGCTCTCCAAAGATTGTCACACATGCTGCGGCTACAGAGTGGGGTGAGCAATCATACAGTGAACTGCGCGGCTATCCCGGTGCAGTTACCTTCCACGAGAACAGACTATGGTTGGGCGGCACAATAGCCCAGCCTGATGGTATATGGGCAAGCAAGTCTGCTGATTACTTTAACTTTGATGTTGGTGATGCGGAAGATGATGATGCGCTTGACCTGACGGCTTCTATTGGTGAGATCAATACTATACGCCATCTGGTGTCTAATCGTGACTTGCAGATCTTTACCAGCACATCGGAAATGTATGTGCCGTCATTTACTGAAAAGCCAATCACACCAACCAATGCACAGGTGCGCAGACAAACATCTTACGGTGCAAACTTTGTGCGTCCTGACTCGTTTGATGGTGCCACGATCTATGTGCAGAAGACCGGCTCTGTTGTCAGAGAGTATATCTATTCTGACTCAGAAGCAGCGTATGTATCTACTGGCATCTCTGTGCTGTCACCGCATTTGATTACTGGTCCGGTGCAAATGTCTATTTTGCGTGGTGCTATTAACCGCCCAGAGTCGTATGCCTTTGTTCTGAACAATGATGGTACGCTTGCTGTGTTTACATCGAACAGGGCAGAGCAACGCGCTGGGTGGACACAGTGGACTACAACAGGCAAGTTCCATTCTGTATGCACAGTAGATGATCGTGTGTTCTGTATTGGCACCTATGACACAGGCGCTGGCACATCTAAGCATGTTCTAATGGAGTTTGATTCTTCACTGAACATGGACTTCTCCAATGACTTTACCGGCTCTGCTGGTGTGTTCGATGTCTCTAGCCACTTTGCAAATGGTGCAAAGGTCAAGGTTGTTAGCGGCAATGATTACTTGGGTGAGTTTACAGTGGCTGGTGGCAATGTAGATGTATCTGCTGTGCAAGAGATAACAGCAGCAGAGATTGGCTTTGGCTTTAATGTTGAGGCTGAGACGCTGCCTATTGATGCACAGATTGGTGGTGGCCCACTTACAGGTGAGCCTCGCTCTGTAAACAGGGTTGTGGTTGATTTGTTGAATACTTTGTCTGTATCAGTGAATGAGAAGAGGCTTGTCATTCGCACTGTCACTGATGACTTTAGTCAGGCGCGTGTGCCTGTTACTGGCAAGAAAGAGTTTCGTTTGCTTGGGTATAGTAAAGATCCAACAGTTAAGATTACACAAACTGCGCCAGTGTCACTGCAAGTGAATGGCATTGTTGCGGAGGTATCGTTCTAATGCCAATACCATTTATGGCAATACAAACTATAGGAACTACCCTTAGTGTTTTTTCGGCTATTCAATCTGGAAGGGCTAAAAAGTCTGAGGCTGAGTTTAATAGAAAGCAGCTTGAGTTTAAGGCCAAGATGCAAAAGGTTGAGGCTGCGGAAAAAGCTAATCTTCGCTTGCGCGACTTTGATTCTGCCCAAGCATCGAACCGTGCCTTTGCTGCATTTATTGGCAGAGATCCCGGCGATAGATCTATGAAGGCATTCATGGATAGACAGAAGGAGATTGCCTATCAAGACGCAGAGGCTCTTGAGTCTGGTGCTTTGATTGAAGCCTCACAGACTAGGCGTATGGCTGCTATGGAGGGTGAGCGAGGACGCAATGCTATTGTTGAGTCTTACTTTAATGCTGGCAGCGCAATCACTACTGGCCTGTATCGGTATCATGTTTACAAAACGGATGAGACATAATGGCTGTAATTAAACAAAGGCGTCAGTTTCTTCCGCAAAGCATTGGTGTAGTACGCGCTAACACTGGCGCTGCTGAGGTTGCTCGTAGTGTTGGCGGTCTTGCTAACGCAATGATCGAAACATCATTTGATGAGTTAAAAAAACAAGCTCGTGATCGCGGGCAAGAGCTGGCAGAAACCGCTGATCTTCGTGCTATTGATCCTAAGACTGGCAGGATTGAAGCGCTTACTGTCCCTGTTGATCTCGGACGCGCTGCTGCTGACTCGTATGAAGAACTCATTGAAAGACGATATGTAAGCCAGACTGAACAAGACTTCAAAACAAAAGCTGCTGAACTTGCTGTTGAGTTTGAGTTTGACCCTGATGGAGTTGCTAAATTTGACAGCCAGTTTAGTGAGTTTATTGAAGAAACAGCAGCTAATGCTTCGCCAAAATTTGCTACAGCTTTTAAGAACTTTGGTGCAGCCCTTCTGTCTTCTAATAAACTTAGCCTACAGCAAAACAGAAATAGAATTGAAAGACGCTCTTTAGCATCAGACGCGGCTGTATATATTGACCAACAAGTCTCAGATTATACAGACATGATTTCACTGCCTACTTATGCACCGGGATCTCCGGCAGCAGAAGATGCTGAGATACTACGCGACATTGCTATAATGGAGTTTGAAAAGGCTCAAAAACTTTTCCCAGATCTAATTACACCGGCTCAAGTGGAAACAGCTAAAGCTAACTTTGATCGCGCAACAGATGTTGCTATTGGCAATCGAATTATTAACAAGATCGAACTGTCCAGCGACATGGACTATGCAACCGTTAACAACGTGCTGCGTGTCATTACATCTGGCGGTGCAGACCCTGAAAGTTTGCCAGAGGAACTTCAAGCAGATGTATTTGAAATTCTTATGTCGCCAACATTTAATGATAATCGTGACACAATCATACAGGACTTAAGGCAGTTCGGTGCTTTGAAGTCTAATGAAGCTACTATCGCTCGTGCGCAAAAAAGTGACGCAGATGCAGCGGAGGCAGAAGCCCAACAAAATGCTAAAATTGAAAACAGATTTGATCTTATGCCAAAGCGTAAGGACGCTGTTACTAAGATTACTGATGCCCTTGGTAATGATGACTTTGTTACTGCTGGTAAAATTTTTAATAAATACTCACAAGATGCGATTGCATCAATAAAAGGTGTAGAAGATGAAGGCGCAATAAACGCAGTAAATGGCAATATTGCCTATGTTCGTAATTTCATGCTGGATCAGATTAGAAACAAAGCTAACAAAACAGCAGCAGATTCTAATGAACTAGTCGTATTTTCAAACTATGTTATGAGCAATGGCAAGGATGCTAATAAGCCAGAAGGCGACATGCTTGTGCTAGCAGATAACTTTATTGAGTTGTCTCGCGGCTTTAATGTGCAAGAAAAGCTAAATGGCATTGCAGCAGATGCAAAGTCTCGTGCATCTAATGAAGCAATAACAAGAGAGCAACAAGCTAATTTAGATCATGTTGATGCCATGAGTAACAGTATGGCAGATAATAAAAGTGTCAGAACAAAAAAGTTGGCAGATGATCTTGTACGCCCACCGGGGACATCTACTGACTGGTATTTTCAAGAAGGCTTTGAAACTCGCGCAGAGTGGGGAACAAAGTTAATGATGCAATTTAATGGAGCATTGCCAAATTACCTTATCAGTGGTGTTAAGGGTGCTATTAATGGCAGCTTTGATACTGAGACAGATAAACTTGTTCAATTTGCCCAGTATTATGCTCAGTTTAGTCAGAAACCCAGTGCCTTTGGCCCACCTATAAATCTTTGGAGAGACCATTTAAGTGCAAGTGAAATTGGCTTGATTGAGGGTGCGCTTACTATTGCTGGGTTTGAAGGCATTGGTGATTTTCCAACGACTCTTGCTACTTTACGCGCATCATGGCCTGATGATAATGCAGACAATCAAAAGAAATTTAATGATAAAATGCGAAGCTTGTTTGGTGATAGCGCAACATTAAACGATTTAACATCAGAATACTCTGTAACAGAAACCTTTGGTTTTACTAGGGATATACCAAACCCTAACATTGCTAATGAAATTGAGCCGCTTGTTAAGTGGGCCATACTGTCAAACAATGACGGAGATGGCGTTACAAACATGGTAAAGCGTTACATCGATCAACATTATGCTGAAACAAGCGGGATTATTATTGATCCTGTTTATGGCTCTATAAATAGATCTAAGTTTGCGTTTTCAAAAACCTTTCATGAAAAAACACCACAAGCTATTGCCGCCTTAAATAGTCTTATTCAGAGAAAGGTTCAGTTGAGCGGTGCAGAAGATGATCCGCGTAATGATTATTATTTTGGAATGAGCATTGATGATGATCGTTTACGCGAAAGTATGATTGTTGGTGGGCGTCCATTTCCTGAAGGTTATAAGTCTCCTCAAGAACGTCGAATGGATGATTTAGAAGCTATTATAGCTGGAGAGATGGATCCATCTGAGTCAGTTCCTCTTGGCGAAGGTATGGGCATAAGAGCCTACCTAGTTCCACAGCCTTTGGCTCCTGTCGGTGGAGAAGAGAGTGTTGATACTGTGTATCAAATGTACAAAATTAATGAACGCACTGGTCAGATGACCCCTGCTTTTGTTTACAAAAAAGATAAAGACGGTAATGCCTTTGCAGAAATGGTAACTATACGTATGTCAGAGGTTTATTCTGAGATGGGCATGGCACAGACAGGATATGTTTATCCATGAAGATTGTTCTAGATCCGTTTGCTCATAATGATGTCCTTTACTCTGGTGTGCAGACACAACTTGCTGCGGATGATCCAACATTTTTTGATGTGGTCGAAGCATCTGTAGGCTATACCTACGATCCAATTATTGAAGCCATCAACAATAGGATTAAATATGACGGCCTAGAGGACATCAACTACCGTCCCTTAGATAACATTGATGGCTACGAGGCATACCGTGATGACCTTATGGATGCTAAGAACGCCGAGCATATGGCTGATCTTAAACGCGCTATTGATGAGAACCTTGCAAGGCGCGACGTACTGGCTAAAGCAACTTTTGGTCAGCACTTTTTTGCTGGCCTTGCTGATCCTGTCAATCTTGTTGCACTTCCTTTTGGTGGGCCTACCGTGGGTATGGCTCGTTCTTTTTTAAGGACAGGTGGATCTGTTGCTGGATTAACTGCATTACAAGAAGCTGGTCGAGCAACTTTTGATCCTGTTGGCACAAAAACAGAAGTTGCGATTAATGTCGGCTCTGCTTTTGTTATTGGCGGTTTACTTGGCAGTGCAATATCTATTCCTGCGTCTCGTCGCGCTGCCGCATTTGAGGCTACTGAAAAGTCGCTAGGCGAACACGCTGCTGTTCTTCGTGCGCAACCTGATGTGAACAAGAATCTTCCGTCACCGACTACTGAGCGTCCCTTGTCTCAGGTAGAAAACTATGAACTTGATGCCGTTACTGGCACCGCTCCACGAGTTATTCAACAGTTACAAGAAACAGCAGATGAGGCTGTAAGGCTCGTAGATGAGCGTAGAGCGGCATTTGATCGTGCAACTACCCCAGATGACATGACAAGAACTAAGGCTGCTCTGGACGAGGCTGAGGAGTCTGCAAGCAATGTTCAAGCAGAACTCAATGCGCGTAAGAACGAATATAATATGTTCCAGCGCGAGGCAGATCTGCGTAAGGCTGACCAAGCTGCCATTGATTCTATGGACAATCCTTATGGACTGCCAAAGAATCTGTGGACTGACAGCATATTTTATAAGTTTGTAAGCACACCTATGAAGCGAGTGCTGCAAGACACCGGGATTACTGATAACGCTAAGAAGATTATTCTTGGAATTGCTGGTGATAGCGGCATCTTGCTTAACATGCACCGTGGTGGATTGCGTCTTGGCCCATCTGTTTATCAGAAGGCAGCTATGCGTGATGGCGAGTGGGTGCAAGTCTATGATGGGCTGCGCAATATTTATGGTGCTGAGTTTGGCAAAGGCAAGCAAACATTTCTTGATTACGATGCTAGCAACAATTTGATTGGTAAGGCTGCTGAAAAGGTATTTCAAAAGTCTAAAGACCAACCTCAAAACATGTCGTTCCAGCAATACATTACAGAGGTTAATAAAAAACGTATGCGCGGTGAAGCAGCATCAACAGATGGTGAGTCTCGCGCAATGAAGTTGCTTGATGATTTTTATGAAAACTGGGAAAAGCGCCTTAATCAGACCGGCCTTATTGGCAACAGAGCGTTTTATAAGAACAAGTCTATTTTGCTTGAAGGTGACATTGCTAAACGACAGGCAATTGTTGACAATCTAAGAGTAAAATTAAATAGAACTGCGGCTGACGAAGATCGCCTTGCGCACAACCAACGTATGCTTGGCCGCCTCAAGGATCAAAAGGAAGACATTGATCTACAGATCGAAGCGATGAAAGACTTTCCTGCTACTGGTAACTTTGCAGAGAAGTTTCACCCACGCTACTGGCTTAAGGGCGAGGTTGAATCTCGCAGGGCAGATCTGCACAGGATTTTGACTGAGTGGTATCAGAAGAATCCTTATGTGTATGTTCTTAATGAGAAGACTGGCAAGTATCAAAGGGTGCGTACAGATCCTGATACAGCCGGTAAACGAGCAGATGAAACAATAGATAAAATCCTGGGCCTAGATGATGTTACCGCAGAGGGTAACGCTTTCTATGGCTATGGACGCTCAAAGCACTTCCGTCATCGTGACGTTGATATTCCTAACGAGCTTGTGCTGGACTTTATAGAAACAAATCCTGTTGCTGTTATGAAAGCATACACAGCAAAGGTTGCGCCTATGTATGAGATGCAAGCTAAGTTTGGCAAAGGCATTGATGATCTGCTTGATGAAGTAGAAGACGACTTGCTTGCTGCTGGTGTTGGACGACTGCGTATTAATAGAACATTGCGTGACATCCGGCATCTTAATGATCGTGTACAGGGTCAGGTTATTCGTAATCCAGATGCTCTAAACTACAAAGCTGCTATTGTTCTTAAAGATCTAGCTATGCTGAACTATCTTGGTTCTGCTGGATTTGCCACTCTTCCTGACTTTGCCAAGATCATGATGGAACATGAGATGGGTACAGTTTGGAAGAGCTTGTTTGGTGTAATGTCTGACAATCGCATCCGCATGAGTGCAGAAGAAGGACGCATTGCTGGTGAGATTATCGACATTCTAAAGGGCGATGCTCATCTAAGATTTAGCGAGAATATGATTAACAATCCTTTGAATGAAGGATTGATGTCAAATGTGCGATCAACATTCTTTATGCTTAATGGTGTTGCGCCTATGACCGCAATGTTCAAGAAGCTGGATGCTATTGCTCGTGGACACACGCTTATTGATTACTCAATTAAGTTGACTCGTGGTGAGGCTACTGAGCAAGAGATTGCTTACTTGGCTAGGTACAATATTGGCAAACAGGAAGCTGCTGAGATTGCTAATGCGCCGTGGGATAAGACTGACGGTGGCTTGTACTTGCCTAACACACGCGAGTGGACGACAGGACGTCAGACTCAGGCTAACTATGTCGATCTAGGCTATGACACTATTGTATTTAGATATGGTGACGAGTTTAACGTCAGTCGTATTGTAAGCGATCCTGATGAGTATGCTGCTGCGCGTCAGCGTCTTGGATGGAAAGACAAAGATTCCGGCATACCTTTTGGTTTTCATGAATATGTGCATAACGAAAAAGGTGTTGTGTATATAGATCTTGAAGAGATTTCTAAAAGATTTGCAGCTTTGAAAGCAATGCCAGCCAAAGAAGCAAGGGCATTAATTAAAAAGAACAAAGATCTTGTTGCTGAAATGGCAGATGGCCCAGCTAAGCGACAGGCTGAAATAGGCATAATGCACGCTGAGTTTCGTTTGAAGCACGCAGATTTATTCAAAACAGACAAAGATCTGCAAGACTTCTTTTTGCTGCACGAAATGTTTCACGGCAAGTTTAAGAAACGCAAAGGTGAACAAGAAATTGATTATGAGCGTCGAATTAACAATCACGCTCTAAAGCGCTTTAATAAAGAAAAGCCGATCAAAGAGAGCAAAACATCACAAGGCACAGTTGAAAACTTTCGCACATC